TTAGCTGGAGCGGATGAAATCCATGAGCTGATCAACGACTTCAAAACGTTGATTATCATTGATGTGGGTATACATATCAAGGGTAGTTTGAACATTGTTATGACCTAATCTGTCTGAAATGATTTTGGCTGCAACACCAGCTTCAAAGAGGAGAGAAGCGTGTGTGTGCCTGAAACCGTGAGGAGTGATTTTTTTGACATCCTTATGTTCACAAAAGAACCTTCTAAGTCTCTCTTTCACAGCTGAAGGCGAAATCCATCCTCCAAAACTATTCGTAAAAATATAATTCGAATCATGTTTGTAAGGCACACTAGCCCGAAAATATTCTTTTATCTGCTGACGTTTCCAGAATTTTAATACATTTAGAGTTTCATCATCTAAAGTGATAACCCTCTTACTCATTTTGGTTTTAGGGTCCTGAACAGTTTGTTTTTTATTAACAACGACAGCTGTTCGAGAAATGCTTAATCGTTTATTTTCAAAGTCAACATCTGACCACATGAGCCCAAGCGCCTCACCACACCTCAAACCAGTAAAAGCTAGTAAGTGATAAAAGGTATACTCTACAGGCTTACAATCTACTCTGCAAACTTTAAGAAACTCTGTTAGCTCCTGTTTTGTATAGTAGTTTTCTTTGCCCTTTAAGGGTCTATTTTTAGGCTTGATAATCTTGTCTAAGGGATTTGACTTAATAATATCAAGAGAAGTGGCATACTTGAAAATACGGCCAATGACAGAGTAGTAATTAGCATAGAGGATGTAGCGATTACTTAGCTGGATAGTAACCTTTTGACAATAAGCTACACTAATCTGCTGAATTTTCATATCTGTAAAATACAAGTCAATCATAACATCAAGTTTTTTCTTAACGTTCTGATAGGTTGTTGGTTTTACAGTACTCTTATAGCTATCAAGCCATAATTCAGCGACTTCAGCGAAAGTAGGATTCTGGAAATCTTCGTTGTTTGAAAAACCATTCTCTTCAACATCTAAGAGAAGGTCACGTTCGGCTGCTTTAGCTTCTTTAATGGTTTTAAAACCACGGCGTGTTGTACGCTTTTCTTTTCCAGTAGCAGGGTCTATACCCAGATATGTTTGAAAGAGATATCTAGTCTCTCCTTTTTTTGTAAGGTATTTTTTTATCATAAAAAGTCCTTTCTTTTCGATTGCTTGCCCGCATAGTTGAAAAGGTGTAGAACTTATGATAAACTATAGTTGTATTTTTTTATCATCCTTTCCATTGCTTGCTTGATGGAAAGTTTAATCCTCACACTCGAAGATTGCCGTCGGAGAGTGTGGGGATTTTTTGTTTAGACGATAGGAATAAGTTCACCGCCTATTTGTTGGTTTATATAATCTCTATCTTCTGGATATTTCAACAGATAGGAGTTGATAGCTTCCATAATCTGGAAGTTCAATAATCCCACTGGTGATACCGGACCCCAAGTTTTGAATAAGGTTAGGGAAAATATGAGTGTTCTCAAGCCGTTTTGTCCTTGCCCATTCTTGTAATCTTCTTCTGTGATGTGCAATCGATTGTGAAAGAATTTATTGTAATTGATTTTGTTCTTTTCTGTTGTGAAGTTATAAACTCTTCCAAGATGGGCACATCTGTTCCGATAGGAGAGTAAGAAGTAAAATACATTGATAAACAATTGTTTAATATCATTATCTATATTTTCTTTGTCTAGTCCTGTCATGCGCTGGATAACTTCTGTCTTTATATGCGACTTTTGTAGTTTATAAAAAGTGATTAGGTGACCAAAAGTCATCCCTTTAACAAGAATCCAAGGCGGCACGTTGCCATGCTTTTCTCGATAATGTTTATATGGTTGAGTCTTATCTTGGGTGATTTTATAACATTTACGTAGAAACTTAGATCGTTCAGACTCTTTGAATTTTTTAGCACCTCGTTCATAGTTCTCTCTTTGAAGGTATTTATTTTGGTCTGCAGTGTAATGTTCTGCGACTACGTAGGAAAGAATGGTTCTAAGATGAGCCTCGATTTCTTGTAATGCTAGATTGATATTTGTTCGTATGCTTTTATCCATGAGGAAAAAGTCTACGAGTTTTTCAAATGTTGCGCCCTCTTTAAATTTCTCTCCTTGTTCAATACCAATTTCTTTATAGCCGTTTATGATTTCGTAATAGCTGTATGTCGATAAAATGCTGATTGCCCTGTTTTCATCTCGGATGGTAAGCCCTCGAGATTTTAGGAGTTCTATCTGCTCTCGAAATGTTTTAAAAGGTTTTGTTTCCATATCTCTCCTCCGTAAATCAAAAAGAGCCTCTGTATAGATACAAAGACTCTTCTAGGCTCCCAGGGGGGAGCATTCACTTAGATTAATTTCATTATAGAGTCTTTTGTTGTTTTTGTCAAGCTTTTTGTTAAATTTGGTTTTATTCCCCTCTATACATCCCAACTACTGCATAGATCTTGATGTGTGTATCTTCGGCTGGTGGGAAGTCTAGGATGATGTCCTCGTACTTGTCATTGAGCGACACTAGGCGTAAGCGTCCGTTTTCGGTATAGATCTTTTTGAAGTAAGAACGGTCTCCGTATGCGATAATTGCTAAATCGCCGTTGTAGGTGGTCAATCCTTTGTCTACTAAATAGAGAATGTCTCCGTCTTGGTAGTCAGGTTGCATGGAGTCTCCGCTGACCTTAGTAGCAATGTCGTGACGTGGTGGTTGCTCGTCAACCTCTATAGTCTCTCTGTCTGTATCGTCGTAACCAAATCCATAGTTAAATCCAGAAGCTGCTGCCGTCTCAGATACAACCTCAACTTGGTACAAGCTGATAACTTCCGATACTTCGTTTATCTTCGTTTCTTCTTCGTTTTTCTGCTCGTTTAGAAGATCCTCGGCATAGGTCAGGACTTTGTCTTGTCTTGGTTTGTGTAGTTGGTCGTAGATGGATTGGATTTGGGAAGTGGTAGGGGGCTGGGTAGATTCATTTTGAGAAGGGAAAAAATCATCTATCGAAACGCCAAAAATATCACAAAGTTCAAAGAGCATATCTTGATTGGCTTTTCTATCCCCTTTTTCGTATCTACTAATAGTTTGTTTAGTAGTGTTCAATCTTTTGGCAAGTTCATCTTGGGTAAAACCAGCTGATTTACGAAACGTCTTAATTTGCGTTCCGATATATTTTTTTAAATCCATTTTACTCATCTCTATTTCTATAGTTGTTATAAGTAGATTATATAAAAAAGTCACCGAAAACGCAACTTTTTTTATTTTTTAATTAAAAAACTGTTGACAGGTCACCAAAATGGTGATATACTATAATCAAGCTTAAAGAAAAGGAGGTAAGGCAAATGATGGAACACATCATAAAAAGCCTAGCAACCAAGGACACTGCAACCGTCATCTTAGTACTAGGCTTAACCAGAGAAGCACGTTTGTGGCACAAACAAATCTTAGAACACAAACGTAAGCTTCAAAACAAAAAGTAGAGAAAGGGGCAGAAGCCCCAACCTCTACTTGATAGTGTACCATCATTTGCCGTGAAAAGCAATGGATGAAAATGTTGGCTTGATAATCCTAGCAGGATTTGTGATTGTGTCTTTTACTATCCGTCAGATAGTGAAGTACCGATGTGATAAAAAAGATAAGGAGTAGGAAGATGAACGAACTTGAAAAAACAGAAAACCTAGCCCTTAAACGTGAAGTGGCTAGGTTGAATAAGGTCATTGAAATAATGACGGAGCAGTTAATAGAGTCATATCATGCACGAGGTGCTATCCTGTGTGACAAGAAAAACAGCACCAAAAACAGCCATCAAAACGGAAACCTGTAGGGTTCCATTCATACATTTGTTGGATGGCTTCTTGGCAATCTGATTTCCAGCCAATTTCAATCCGATTTTCTATTTTTGGTAAATAAGAGCAGGTAGTAGTATGAACTTCATGACGTCCGTTCTCATCTGCATTTTTATTACAAACGTAAATTGGCATATAATTCTCTCCTTTCTATTGATTCTTTTGACTAAAACGGGAGAGGTCTTAGTCAAGATATATTATAACCTAAATATGTTTGGTTGTCAACATATAGTATAAGAAAGGATGTAATGTGTTCGTAATACACAACATATGGTGTTTTGGATGTGGGATAAAATTGAACAACAATTAAAATCAAAAGACTGGTCGATGTATCGTTTAGCTAAGGAATCGGATGTCCATCCATCTAATTTTTCAAATCTCAAGGCTGGTAGGATGAAAGAGATGTCGTGGACGAATATGTGCAAAATCGCTGATGCACTGGAAGTCAGCTTGGATGAATTAAGATAAGGAGGTGGTAATGTGCAAATTTATTTGTATCAACTAAGAAAAGAAAAAGGCATTACACAGAAAGAAATAGCCCAAAAACTTGGTATTTCAGAAACTGCATATCGTCAGAAAGAGAAGGGGCAGAGCGCTTTTACTCAAGATGAAATGTTTTTCTTGCGTAGCTTTTTTGATAAACCTTTACAAGATATTTTTTTACCAAGAAAGTCACCAAAATGGTAACAATATAATTAAACGAAAAAAGCACCTGACAAAATCAGGTACTCAACGGAAAGATTTGAGGAATAGGAGGAAGAATATGAACGAAGTTATTAAAGTGACTGTGAATGATAACCATGAGCCAGTAGTGTCAGGAAGACAACTACATGAGGCGCTGGGAGTTAAAACAGAGTATAAGAAGTGGTTTAGTCGCATGACTGAATACGGTTTTAATGAAAACGAGGACTTTTTAAAGGTGACCCAAAAATGTCTCACCTCTTCAACAGGTCAAAATACGACTGACCACATCATCAAACTAGACATGGCCAAAGAAATTGCCATGATTCAGCGAACGGACAAAGGAAAAGAAGTCCGACAATACTTCATCCAAGTAGAAAAGGACTTCAACAGTCCTGAAAAGATTATGGCAAGAGCCTTGCTCATGGCGGATAAGAAGATTCATAAACTGGAGACGCAGATTGAGGCTGACCGTCCTAAGGTGTTATTTGCAGACGCAGTAAGTGCGAGCCATACATCTATCTTGGTTGGCGAACTTGCCAAACTCATTAGTCAAAACGGCTACAAAATCGGTGCCAATCGCCTCTTTTCTTGGATGCGTGAAAATGGCTACCTGATTAAACGTAAAGGCTCAGATTGGAACATGCCAACCCAACGTAGCATGGACTTGAAACTCTTTGAAATCAAGGAAACAAACGTGCAACACGCAGATGGACATATCAGTGTGAACAAGACACCAAAGGTCACTGGCAAAGGACAGCAGTACTTTATCAACAAGTTCTTGAGCGAAGATGAAGTAGCGGGGTAGGGAAATGAATGAACTCAAAATAAGAGAAGATGGTATTTATTTGAATAACCAGAAATTAGAAGGTGTGCAAGCAATCAAAACAAAAAGCACGGCTGAAAGCAACCATGCTACTGTCTACTTAAAATTTATTGCCAAGCTGATTTGAAATGAGGTTGGTAATAACCTGTGATGAAATATCTTTAAGGACATCCAGTGAAAAAGAACCAACATTTTTTGCTATATCTTTTGTTCGATTCCAATTGTTATCTTGGCGAATATCATTGATGAACTGATGCCCTTTAGGAGATAAATCTCTTACCATACAACCTCCGCCAATGAAGTACGAAACTTCATCAATAAACAATTCAGAATGTTCGCATTGTCTTATATGATACATTATTTCGTCAACTTCATATTTTGGTTGTAAATTGCTGAAGTCATCGGGTTCAATGTACTTAGCATATGTTTTGAAAGTAGTTTTACTTTCAATATCTAGCAGTATATCTCTTATACAATCAGGATTTAATTTCATCAGAATTACCTCATTTTTGATTTCATTATATCACAAACAGAAAGGAGAGCGTATGACAGACTTTAAAGATTTGGATTGCCAGTTCATCTTTCAGGAATCCAACTGATGATTATACTGCCGTTAGTAATAGTTTTATCAATGATCCTGCGCTAGATTTTACAGCTGTTGGCATTATGATGGTGGTGCTGGCTAATCACCCAAACTGGCAAGTCTATCCAGAAGAAATAGCTAAACGAAAAGGTGTTAGTCGAGACACAGTTGATAGCTACTTCAAAATATTAGAAAAAAATGGATACCTACGAATTGTAAAAAAAGGCATGGGACGTGGTAAAGGAGTTCGTGTTTTCAGATTTTTCTCAGATGTAAAAATATCCGATTTTCAATTTGAAATCATGAAACAGAGATTGAATGAAAGTATATCTAAGTTATCCACAGGCTAGAATTTACATTTCTGATTTTTACAAATCTGTATTTTACAAATCTGTATTTTACAAATCTGTATTTTACAAATCTGTATTTTACAAATCAGAAAATTTAGGCACTAATAAATATTAACTAACAACAAGTATTAACTAACAACAAGTATTAAATAACAAAAAGTATTAAATAACAATAAATATTAAAAGACAACAAGTCCTACTTCTCTAAATAAATAAAAGAGAGGGTAGAAAAAATAAATACAAAGGAGAAACGGAATGAGACCAAGACGATATCCGTATAATTTCAAACCAAATCTGATGAACATTTTAGATAGTCGCTTTTATACACGGCTAATTGTTGAAACAGAGGATGGAGAGAAAAAAATAGCAGAAGTCACACTAGATGATGTAACCAATGCTACAGGATATGTTGTAAGGCTAAGACCAAATTATGACTAGCCTTTAGGAGGGGAAATAAAATGATTCACCACTATATAACTCATTATGCCAGCAACGGGAAAGATTACGCCGAAGCATGGATTCAAATCAATATTTTTGGAATGTGCTTTTGTGTATGGAAAAAGCGTACAACCATTGAACGATTGTACGCAAACGAAGATTAGACTTTTTTCCAGCCGTTGCCTTTAGCAGATGTCGGAGGGAGCCGATCACCTTTTCCGATAGTTGCGGTATGACCATTAGTAACTTTTCCGCCACGAGGTCCTACCTCTACATAGCGACCAGGTTCCTGATTATCTGTTCCAGGTTTTATTGGAGTATTTGCCATACTATCTTCTCCTTTCTATTGGAATTTTGACTAAAACGTGAGAGGTCCTAGTCAAGAATGATTATAGCACAATCTAAATTAAATAACAATATGTAGTGTTTTTTATATATTTAAAATACAATATGTTGGGAAAGGAGCAATGTGTGTGGAAGAAGTTTAAGCATTTGTTGATTGAAAAAGGGATGACACAGAAGGCATTAGCTAAAAAAGCTGGTATTAGTCCAAATACAATCAGAAATATCAAAACCGAGCGTATTTCTTTTAAGAATATGTGCAAAATCGCTGATGCACTGGAAGTCAGCATAGATGAATTAAGATAAAACAAAAAAAGCACCTGACGGAAACAGGCGCATACTAAAATAATTTAAACCATTATATCACAAAAATGCTTGCCCGCATAGTTGAGAGGATGTAGAAAATGGAAGGTATCACGTTACAATTACGATTGGACGGCGAAAGTGCCGAATTGTTCACTAATCAATTATTGGCTTTTGCTGAAAAGCAGGTCAAGGAGCAGTTAAAGAATGATCGCATGCCAATCAATCAACAGGCTTTGATGAAGAAATTCGGCTTCACTCATGGCTATATTAAGAAGTTAGAACGTAAAGGCTTAAGATTTCGTAAGCAAGGAAAAGATATTATGTACGATGTCAATGATGTTTATGAAATTTTGGAATTAGAGAAAGAAGTACGAAAATTAAGAGCGTAAGGAGATAAAAATGTTTGAACCACCATTAGTTAGCCAATTATTAGGAACTGGCACAGTGATTTTAGGATTTATCGGTGCAGGGCTTCTAGCTCGTCAGATGGATAAGCAGGAAGAGGAGAAAATCCGCCAGAATGAAGAAGAGAGACGAGAAGAGCAAGAATTTGCGTCTATGATTATCCAAGGCTACAACCATGCATACGAACGTGGTAGAGAGGCACAGCGTCAAGAAATCCGCAAGAATATCCGTAGAGAGTTCAAGGGTTTTACCTACGACAATGAACCACCTGTAGGCTTACGCCCTGAGCCATTAGCCTTACCAGAACCACGAAGATCACGCTATGCAAAGCATTTGGGATAGAGCAAAGGAGACGCTGATGACTAGAATTGAACTTAAAAACCGTGTGTGGCTTTTGGCCAATCATGAAGAAAAAAACGAATTGCTGGATCTTGGGCTAAAATAAGGGAATTACAGAGTTTTTAAAGGAGGAGGAAAATGGCAAGTTTAACTTTCCCAGAATTGCAACAAAAAATGCAATTAGAAAAAAAGAAATCAAAAGATGTAAAGTACGCATTTAGAAATGCCGAGGACATCTATACAACTTTCAAAGAGCTAAAAAGCGATTGGTCTGTAATCGTAACTGATGAACTCATTGAGCTTGTTGGAAAAATCTTTGTAAAAGCAACAGCCGTAGCTTTTAATGATGAGAGAAACGAGAGATACCAATCAACAGCATACGCTGAAATGAGTCCAGTTCCAGTATTTAATACTCAAAAAGGCCAGATTAAACAAATGCAAGATCCACAATGGACAGGCGCAGTCAGCTCATACGCTCGAAAATATGCCTTACAGGGGTTGTTTGCGATTGGTGAAAAAGATATTGATGAGTATCCAGTAGAAGAAAGCCAAGTACAGGGGCAGAATAATCAGCAACAGAAACCAAACAACCAGCAAGCTCAAGAACAACAAGCGAGGTACATTGATAACATTCAGTATCAAGAAATCATCAAGAACGTTGAAGAAATTGCGACGATTAAGGGAGCACCATTTGATACAGTTGCAAATTTTGTATTGAGCAAGTATCAAATAGACGATTTCCACAAAGTACCAGTTGATGGCTATAACATAGTGATGGACTATCTCACTAAACAAATTCAAAAAGCATACGAAAAACAAGGAGTATAAGACATGGTAAAAGATGTAACTTTGAGTGAATTAGAAAACATTAAGCCAATTTATGTGCCAGGGGAAATCACTCTTGACTTTGATAGTCTTGACAAAGCTATTGCTTTAGCTGTTGCGCAGCTGGAAGATAAAAAAATTGATGAGCTTGACTATAAAGAGATTAAAGATCAAATTACACGGTATAAAGCTCTTGATGATGGGCTAGATGCAGAGCGTAAGAAAATTGCTAAGAATTTCAAAAATCCTCTTGATGAATTTGAAAAACGACTTGCCAAGTCACGAACTCCACTAGGTGAGCTATTAGAAAAACTTAGAAAAATCAGAGATGATATTGATGAACATGAACGATTGATGCGCGTGGATGTCGTGCGTGCCACATTTGAGGATAAGTGTATGGTCGCAGGGATTGAAAAATCCACATTTGCTGACAAATACGATGAGTACAGCCTCAAGAAATATTTTAAAACAGGTAAGTACGAACTGAAAAAGACAACACTTGATGAAATGGATGCCTTAGTGCTTTCAGAATTTGATGCCCTGGAAGAATATAAGGCCAACAAGCAAGCTATCCAAGAGCAAGCTCAAGAGTACGATTTGCCAGCTGATAGCTATATCAGACATCTTGAAGATGGTAAGAGCCTTGTTGATGTTTTCAAGATGATGAAAACTGATCGTGATGCTGAGATTGCACGCAAAGAGCAGAAAGAGGCTCAAGAAAAAGCAGAAGCTGAACGACTTGCAGAGATTGAACAATTGGCCAAAGAAAATGCAAATACGCATATCAAGGCTTACGATGCTGAAACAGGCGAGATTTTGGAGCAGGGTACAATTACACCAGAACCTCAAAACAATGCGCGAGAGGTGGCAAAATTTGAACCTAGCGAGCCTTTAACAATTGACTTGCGTTTGACATTGCATGGTGGGAAATCTCAGTTTGATCAGTTGAAAGAATGGCTTGAGGATAACTTTATCAGCTTTGAAACTTTGGAGGGTTAGGTGGAATTTAGAAAGTATCAACTTATTTTAGAGTTTGAGGAGGCTAATAGGCCTCTCACACAAATTGAAAAGAAAAGCCTTGCTATTTACTCTATCGAGTATTTAAAAGCGGGGCTAGATATCTTAGAACGTGAATATTTCAGTAAGAGGTATGCTAGATGAAATTTAATGAACTGATTGAAAATGTAAAAGGTTGGTCAACAGAAAGGAGTCAGATCTATGAGATGTTTTTATGTCAGTGGTAAAATTGCAGATCTTGATTTGGGGTCAGAAATCAATGCAGAAAATTCATTTATGGCCGCTATTAAGTTTGTGGAACGATACACCGACTTATTAAAGTTTGGTTCAAATGAAATCAAGGTATCAGAAGTAGAGGAGGTGCAAAATGATAAATAACGTTGTTTTAGTAGGGCGGCTTACAAGAGATGCCAATCTAAAATATACGCAATCTAATATTGCGGTTGCTACATTTACTCTTGCTGTAAATCGTCCGTTTAAGAACGAGGCTGGAGAGCGTGATGCTGATTTTATCAATTGTGTTATCTGGAGACAGTCAGCTGAAAATCTTGCTAATTGGGCTAAAAAAGGCTCATTGATTGGTATCACAGGAGTAATTCAAACACGTACCTATGATAATCAGCAAGGTCAACGTATTTATGTTACAGAGGTTGTTGCTAGTAACTTCCAATTACTAGAAAGTCGTAACAGTCAGCAAAATAATCAAGGCCATCAAGATCATCATGGCGGTTATCAGCAACAGGGTTACAGCAACCAGGGCAGTTCTTTCCAAAATGGAAATAGTTACGGGCAACAAGGTAGTTTCTTTGAGGGGAATACAACAAATCCATTGGATATCAGTGATGATGATTTGCCATTTTAATGTTTGATAGATTGGAAAAATATGACTGAATTAGTAAAAGTAGACGTGCAGTGTCCGTTTTGTGGGGAATGTTATCACAGAATGGTTAAGATTAAACCTTCATCAATTCGTTGTAGAGCGTGCAGTAAGTTTCTGCATTTGAAATGGACAGGTAACACACCAACCAGCACGAATAAAGCAGGTTTTGGGCGGTTAGCGTATGATCCGTATAACAACAATGAGGAGATTATGGAACTGAATGAGGTGTTCACAAAGACATGAAAGAACGATTGATTTTAGAAATAGAACCCAAACCACAATCCAGACCAAGATTTGCAAAACGTGGGAATTTTACTAAAGCATACGAAGAACAGGATATGAAAATCTGGCGTGATCATTGTCGGTTATTGATTGCTAAACAGTACGCTGGTAAGTCTATGCTTGAGGGTGCGTTGAAGGCTCGGATTAGATTTTACATCAAACCGCCTCAGTATATTTCTAAGGTCAAGAAGAACCAGCAAGCGCTACTGGATGAACTTATTCCAGTAGACAAGAAGCCTGATATTGATAATTATGAAAAAGCGCTATATGACAGCATGTCAGGGATAGTGTTTAAGGATGATGGGCAGATAGCTATGCACGATGTAGGCAAGTTTTACAGCCTGAATCCGAGGATTGAAGTAGAAATTGAGGAAATAAAGGAGGTGGAGTAATGAGTTATGATTTGGAAATCTTAGCGAAAATAGAAAACGGGCAATATATCCCTATTGCTGAACCTAGATATAGTTCTCCGACCTACAATCTCGGGAAGATGTTTAGAATTGCTATGGATTGGGATTTCGACCAAGGCACAATTTACAATGTTGCTGATATTTTTGAAAATATTCAACGTGGTATATCTGAATTAGAACGGTACCCTGAAAAGTATGTGCAGTATGAACCTGAAAATAGATGGGGAACAGTTAGCGATGCATTGGAGGTTTTGAAGTCATTGAAAGAGTGTATTTTAGAACAAGATATTGATACGAAATATTTATATATGAGGTGGTAACATGAAACGACCAAACAGATACCCGTACACTAAAAATCAATGGGTTGAAGAAACTGTTAATCACTATACATATAAAAGCGATATTTGCTATACAAGTCACATTTTAGAAAATAGACTTACTTGAGAAATTAAGAGCAAGGAGTAGAGCGATGGAATCATTTGCACACTATTTTAACAAGCACATTGCTAAAAAAATCGAATTAGATGATATTACAATCATTGATTATCATAGTCCAGAATATAAACAAATGTATAATCTAAGATATATTTTCGATAAGAAAAATTCATCATTAGCTATCACAGGGGATTTTGGAGAGCTGGTTGCAGTAAATTTTAATAATATGGGTAGTTGGGAAGATTTCTATAAGGATTTCACAAACAACGCTGAATATTTTATTGAAAAAATCAAAGCATCTAGTCGTGATCTTTTTGTTTATGATGAAGAGGAAGCTAAAAAAAATATTCTTGAGTATTTCTTTGATAATAAGCGATATGAAGACTTAGACGAAAATGATCGATATTATTTTGATGAGCTATTTGAATATTTCGATGATCAGTATGGATTCAAACACATTACTGATACTGTTCGAGAATTTCTGAGTGAACAAGATTCAGAATACTATGAGACTCTTGAATTCGCTGGTAAAAAAGTGTCCGAAATAGTATTTCTATATTTGGATGCTTATAAAAGAGCGTATGAATCAATAAAAAATGAGGAGGTGGAGTGATGTCGTTTTACGGTGGAACCTATATCGATTATTGCGAGTATTGTGATGATAGATATAGTGGAATATTTAAACTCAAAGAAAATGAGAATGTTTTTGATGGATTTGATAGATGGTTGAAAGAACACGGAAGAGAGGTCACAGATTGAAACGATTCATAGCTATCTGGATATTATTGTCTGCTGGATTAAACATCTGGCAGATGGACAGGATTCGAGATTTGGAAGAAAAGAAGCCGATGGTTATCTACAAGGCAGATAACGCAGGCGCTGAGATATTCGGTAAGGTCGTCGAGAAAGGACGACACGGCAAGCTGTATACTGTGACTATCAGAGATTATGGTATTTTCGTAGTCACTAGAGAGCAGTGGGATAAAGTGAAAGTTGGGGATGAGGTGATGTTATGACACCAGTTGAAATTTGGGCTAGTCAGGAGCTAGACACTAGTTCTGAAAAACTAGCGGAACTAGCAGCGTTATTTGAAGTATAAGCTATGATTTTGTTCTTTGAAAACTGAATAATGAATGGGTGCGAGAACTTTTTTGTTGAAAAATAAAAAAGCTGTACAAAACTATTGACATGTACAGCGTTAAGTGTTATAATAGTCTATGTAAGGTTGAGAAATCTAACAAATCCAACAGAAAGGACTTAGCAGATGGCTAAACACGACAAGAAGAAAAAGCGATTAAAACTAAATGAGATCACAATCACCCTCGATCTCGTAGTAGTTAAAATCACTTTTAAACTTTTGTAAGGTAGTAGGAGCGAAAGCTCCTCACTACTGTTTAGTTCATTCTAGCATAAGGAAAGGTAAAAAGCAAATGAAAGATAATGTACTTTACCACAAGAAGTTCAAGCGTGCAGAAATTACGATTGAGCGGACGACCTTGAAAGAAAAAGTTCAAGGTGTTGTTGGCATTGCCGTCCTTGCCTTGGCTATTTGGTATTTTACTAGATAGTTATGGCAAAGAAAATGGGGCGACCTCTAAAGGGAGAGAGCAAGCGAGATAAGCGAGTTACGATTCGTTTGACTGAAGATGAGTTTGCTTTTGTTGATGAAGTATCTACAAAAGTTGGACTGTCAAAGACTGAAACGATATTGACAGCTGTCGAGTTGCTTAACACATCATTAGAGGAATAAAAAAAATACCATGTAACTAGTCGGATTGGCGTTTGAGTAGTTACATGGTGCCTCGCACCCATTCATAATGAATAGGATACGCATATAGTATACCATGCGTACCCTTATTCATGCAATAGTTTTTTATAGAAAGGGTACGCTTTTTGTGTACAGAAAATCATGGAAAATCAAGATTTTATCAACGAATTACATATGGCATTTAGGTCAGAAGCAAGGACTGAGGAGTTAGAAAAGTGGGACGCACTTATAGCTGCAATCGTCAGAAAACATTTTCCAGAGGAACAGGCGAGAGTATTCTTTGATGTTCAGGCAACTTTTATGGCAGTTTTTGCCAATGATCTAATCAATTTTATTATTAACTTTTTTACAGAAGAAGAGGAAACAAATGAATAACGTAATTCTGCTGAATAATCAGCAAGAAGTAATTAACGAAGAATCTTGGACTTATAAACAGTTCAAAGATTGGGTAGATAATCAAGTTGACTTTGCGGAAGCTATGAGTTTACCTGCTAATAAAAAAGTGCTTGATATTATGATGGAAAAAAATGCAGAGGCTTGGGCGGAAATTGCAGATATGCTTGAAAACCGCGAGTTGATTTATAAGATGAAGAAAGGATAAAGAAAATGGAATTACAAATTTTTAAAAATGAACAGTTCGGTCAAGTTCGTATGGTAGAGATTGAGGGTCAACCTTGGCTAGTCGGAAAAGATGTAGCAGAAATTTTGGGATATGAAAGACCAGCAAAAGCTATTCAAGACAGAGTAGATGAGGAGGATAAAAAGTTACTTGATGGGAAAACTCAGTCCCAATTTGGGATTGAGTTGGGTCAACGTGGTGGCTGGGTCATCAACGAGTCTGGTCTTTACTCGCTCATACTATCCAGTAAGCTCCCACAGGCTAAGGAGTTTAAACGCTGGGTGACTAGTGAAGTGTTACCGTCTATCCGTAAGCATGGAATGTATGCGACAGACCAGCTACTTAACGATCCAGACCTAGCTATTGCAGCTTTTCAAGCTCTGAAAGCAGAACGAACAAAAAGTAAGGAACTTGAAGTGCAGAATAGTAAATTGCAATCCGAACTAGACGAAATGAAACCAAAAGCAGACTATGTAGATGTAATGTTGGCTAACAAGGGTTTAATTTCTACAACTGCTATTGCTAAGAACTATGGAGAAAGTGCTAAAAAATTCAATTTGCGACTGAAAGACCTAGGTATTATATTTAAGCAAGGGAAGGTGTGGCTGCCTTATGCTAAATATCATACTAAAGGATATGTGCATATTGAACCGCATCCTATTACACATAAAAATGGTATGCCAGATGTCTCTTTGCATACGAAATGGACAGTGAAAGGGCACTTCTTCTTGTATGAAATTTTAAAAGACAATGGCATTCTGCCGTTAATTGAACGTGAAGATGTCGCTTAGGTAGAACAAAAGCCCAATCCATAAGGACTAGGCTTCGAAGATGAAGTTGTAGAGTTGGACAACCTTCTGAAAACTGGTTGTATCCATGGTTGTAATTTTTTGAGCCTTGCGCTCTCTAAAGTCAAAAGTATAGAGTTGGAGTGGATTGACAGAGCCATCTACCTTATTGGAACGCACAGGAACGAGCAGGCCTTGTTCTTCTAGTCTGCTTTGACCGTGTGTAATAGGGCATACAGCCACAAATCCAGTCCGCTCCGAATATTCTCTACGAGAGACGACAATAGCAGGACGGCGCTTCTGAATCTCACGTCCAACAGACGGGTCGAAGTCAATCCAGATGATGTCCTGTTTTTCTGGGATGTAATCATATTTCGCTGTCAAGGAATCTTACCCCCTCGAAGTCATCTTCCATGCGTAGGTCTGCATCGCCGCTAAATGGGTCTGGAATTTTTGGAGCTAGGACAATGACATTATCTACACCCTTGTAGACAAACATCTCCTGCCCCTCTGGAACGTTGAGTGTTTTTGGGATGGTCACAGTGACAGAGTTCCCAACCTTACGAGTTTTAACAGTATTCATTTGTTTCTCCTTTATTTAGTATACATACAGTATACACCTAAAAACGGAGCAAGGCAAGAAAAAAGCCAGCACAGCTGACTCCTTTGTGATATGTTTGCTAAAAATATTATATCATAAAGGAGCTATGTTGTGAGGTTATTAAAAAAAGTTGACGTGCAATTCACCAAGAAAAATGTCTATGACGTCCTAGAGAGTTATCGCTCGTATGTCCGAATGGCAGGCGCTGAGTATTTGCCTAAAATCACAACGACCTACTCATTTGAACCAAAGACATTTACTGGTAAGAACACAGCTACTGAGAATATGGTTATCGAACATGTGGATGCAGAGGCAGAGGTTTTGGAAATTGAGAGAGCTGTGAACTGCATTATGGATCCATATGTTCGGCAGGTTATCGCAAAGAAGTACATGGATATGAAAATCCAATTATCAGACAAGGCTATCTATATGGACTTAGGCTATTCTGAAAGTGAGTTCTACCGCATGCTTAGTAGAGGTGCTTTGGAATTTGCGGAAGCCTATCGAAAAGGTAAGCTGATTGTCTTTCGTAAATTTTTGGGAGATATTTGCAAGTAAATTGCTAGGAAATGGCTTATTTTACATGGTAGAATAGTATTGTCAAGTGATAGGTCAATTGACGTCTCCTTTATACTTTATTATATTTTTCCGAGGTTTCGGCCTCGTTTTGGCGGTGACAGGCGTAAAGTGATTTTTTCTCCTATGTTTTTCAAACTTTTCGGTTCGATTCCGGGCATCGCCGTTTGAGTAATTGTGTCCCAGAATGGGGTAGGCAGTAGGCTTAGCATTCATATATCACTCATTAACTTAAAAATGGTTGCAGAAGCGACCGAACCTCGCATGGTTGCGTAGCTAATTATATTCCGGATAAGTTATAAGCTAGAGGGTTTGATTCCCTCAGAGGTTGTAAAGACTACAAAAAAATAAATCAGAAAATTGATTTCTAATTAACACGCAAGGTAGTAGTCGCCTTGCATTTTCAGGGCTTAGCCTAGATAATCTGTGGTAACTCAGGAAAAGGATGTTTTTAAATCTATCAAACTTCCTGCCAGCAATGGTCAAACTAAGCAATTTAATCTTAACTATTTCAGTTTTGGAATAGGTGGGCGAAGTTAAAGCAGGGAGATTCCAACGGCAAGGTGCTGAGGAAATGCAAACGTGGCAGTTTGGCTGTGAAACGAGTCTATAAGAGGAAAGAGGTATTTGGTTCGAGGTGCAACAAGAGCTTAATACCATATCTTACAAAAATTGGGCGCCTCCCAAAAGTATGTAAGGTGAGTCGATTGTCCGCAAAACAATCGATAACAAGCAGGCGCTGTGCATTTTGTTCTTCAAAAGAGAACGAAACACATGGCGATGCGTGTCTGTGATAGATGAAAGATGATTTTTATATTTTAAAAGCTATTCAAGATAGAAAAAAACTCAAAAAAAGCAAAAGTCATCGCCCGTCACAAACGAAAGTGTACTTCGGCAATTAGATTGCCTACTTAAGTCTCGCAAGGATGAGAGTAAAGTCAAAGAGTAAAGCAGCTTAGACTTTTAGCGGGGTCTTCGTTAATTGAAAAATGGCTTAGTAGTTTGCGATGTAAGAAGTGATTGGTCTAACCAATCGTGCATGAGTGATACAAGTAGGAATATTTGTGGACAAGATAATAAACTATAAGTTATCGAAAGTCACTCGCTTAAAGCAGTAGTCTCATGCTAGCTAATGGATATATGGTAGACGGATTAAGTCCTGTTTAGGGAATTAAGATGTCACAGGTTCGAGTCCTGTCGTTCCAATTGCGATTTTAATTCGCAGTGAGAGGTCTTGAAAAGGTCACACATCGTGTGGCTTTTTTATTTTCCAAACAAACAAATACAGGAGGTTTAGTCTTGGGTAGAGCAAGAGACCCCAACCGAGACAAAGCATTTGAAATCTATTCAGAGAATAATGGAAACATTGAGCTGATTGAGATTGCTGAGCGATTGGGTGTTTCAGCTGGCACTGTCCGAGGTTGGAAAAGTAAAGATGGATGGGAGCATAAAGTAAAAGGAACGCTCCAAAAGAAAAATACGGAACGTTCCAAAAATCCAAGAGGAGCTCCAAAAGGAAATAAGAATGCTGTGGGTCACGGAGCCCCTAAAGGGAACTCAAACGCCGTGACTCACGGCTTAAGAAGACGGTTCCTCCCTGACGGTATCTCTGAGCTTGTGGATGAAGTAAGGGCCATGTCTCCCATTGACATCCTTTGGGAAAATATCACACTGACCTATGCTAATCTTTTGCATGCTCAGCGTATTTTGTATGTGCAGGATGTTGAGGATACCACTACTATGCTGATTGCTAGTACAGCTAAAGGTGGAGAAAACTACGAAATCCACACAGCATGGGATAAGCAAGGCAAGGCATTAACTGCAATGGCAAGGGCTCAGTCAGAGCTTAAGAGCATGATTAAAACCTACGACGAGCTCACACGTTCTCCTCTTGTTACTGAGGAACAAAAACTACGAATCGAAAAACTTAAATCACAAATCGGTGTAGATAATGAACAAGATGATAAATTGAGAGACTTTGCCAAGGCTTTGAGAGGTGCTTTTAATGACAAGTAAATTCACTAAACGACAAGAGGAAGTACTTACACGAGTATTGAATGATGATTTCTTTATTTGTGGACTTCATGGAGCGAAACGTTCAGGTAAAACCGTTGTAGATAACATCGTTTTTATGAACGAGATTGATAGAGTTAGAACAATAGCTGATAAGTTAGATATTGATGAACCGATGTATATCTTAGCTGGAACATCTTCAACATCGATACAAAACAATATCATTCAGGAACTATATAACATGTTTGATATTGAACTCAAATACGACAAGCATGGAGCTTTTACCCTTGGTGGTGTAAAGGTAGTTCAAGTCTATACTGGTTCTATTTCTGGGTTAAAGCGTGCCCGTGGTTTCACTGCTTTTGGAGCTTACATAAACGAGGCGTCTCTTGCTAATGAACAAGTATTCAAAGAAATTATCTCACGTTGCTCAGGAGAGGGCGCTAGGATTATTTGGGATAGCAACCCAGACATCCCGACACACTGGCTCAGACGGGATTATATCAACTCTGGCGACGATATGATCATAGACTTTCATTTCAAGCTAGATGATAATACATTCATGTCTGACAGATACCGCGAGAATATCAAGAATGCCACACCAGCTGGTGTATTTTATGACCGAGACATCCTTGGTTTGTGGGTGACTGGTGAGGGCGTTGTATATCGTAATTTTAGCGAGAATATGTTTGTGGATAACGTACCAGAAGATATAACTAAAGTCTATGCTGGTGTTGACTGGGGATATGAACACTTTGGTTCTATCGTTGTTATCGGAGAAACCTCAGACGGTTCGGTTTATCTGTTAGAGGAACACGCGCATCAGTACAAAGAGATAGACTTTTGGGTAGACCTCGCTAAGAATATCAAGGTACGATACGGGAATATTACGTTCTGGGCAGATAGCGCACGACCTGAACACGTTGCAAGATTCCAAAGAGAGCAATTAAAGACGTTTAACGCTAATAAAGCAGTCTTGTCTGGTATTGAAGAAGTAGCGAAGCTGATGAAAACTGGGCGCTTTTTTGTTGTATCAAACAAGGTCAGCAAGTTCAAAGATGAGGTCTATCAATACATCTGGAACGAAAAGACAGGCGAGCCAGTGAAAGAGAATGACGACGTGCTGGATGCGGTGCGTTATGCGATTTACTCGCAACATTCACAACCAAAAGCAACCGTCCGCAGACGTTCTGATTATGGTCTATAGAGAGGAAAGACATGTACCAATATTTAACCTATCCACGAGATGGATATGATGAGGGTTCTTTGAAGAAAGACCTGATTTACAAATTGATAACGAAGCATAGCACCGAAGCTTCACGTTTGAAGAAACTTAAAAGCTACTATTTGGGTGAGCATGCTATCTTAAATCACAAGAGACGCAACGAGAACGCACCCAATTACAAGACGGTAGCTAATCATGCCAAGGATATCGCAGACACGGCTACGGGCTACTTTATGGGCAATCCTATCAAGTACAATAATACTGCTGAGGGTGATATCGATGAATTACTCACAGCCTTTGACGGTGCTGAGATTGACCAAGTAGATGCGCAGAATGCTTTGAACATGGCTATCTATGGGCGTGCTTATGAGTACATCTATGCTAAAGAGGGATTGACTGAGCTGGACTCAACTAGTATTGATCCAGAGAATACTTTCATGGTCTATGATGATAGCATCGAGCGGAAGCCTTTGTTTGCGGTCTACTACTATCAAGTCAAGGATGATACAAAAGACACGACTAAGTACCAAGCAGAGGTCTTTACTGAGAATCTGCATTATCATATGGTGCTAAGAAGCACAGATTCAGGAACAACTCAGAATGAGGAAGTAGAAGAACATAACCTTGGCCAAATCCCAATTATCGAGTATCTCAATAATCATTTTGCGATTGGCGACTACGAGCAACAGATTAGCTTAATCGACGCTTATAATTCTTTAATGGGTAACCGTGTCAACGATAAAGAGCAGGCTGTAGAGTCTATCCTTGTCTTATATGGCACACAGTTAGCAGACACTCCAGAAGATGCCAAGGTAGCGATGAAGATTCTTTCTGAAGAAGGTCTTTTGGAACTGCCGGGCGATAGTGCACGAGCTGAGTTCTTGAAGAATACGCTGGACGAAAGTGCTACTGAAATCTTGCGTACGGCACTGAAAGAGGATATCTACACATTCAGCCATGTGCCTAACTTGACTGACGAGAACTTCGCAGGGAATACTTCGGGCGTAGCCATGGAATTTAAGCTGATGGGCCTTGAGATGATTACCAAGACCAAGGAGGCGAACTACAAGCGTGGATTAAGACAACGGATTGCTATCTTTGCTCATTACTTAGGTATGAAGCAGATTGCTTTAGAATCTCATTCAATCGTTCCACAGTTCAGCCGTGGTTTGCCTAAGAACTTGTTGGAGATTTCTCAGATTGTGAACAATCTTGAAGGTAAAGTGACCAATAGACAACTTATCTCACTCTTGCCGTTTGTGGAAGACCCTGACGCTGAATTGGAAGCCTTGGAAGAAGAGAAAAAGAAGAACATGGAAGACATGCCAATGTTTAACCAAGACAACACGAAACCCGAAGACGAGGTAGAGGATGAAGAATCAGGAGTATTGGGCGAAGAGGAAAGCCAATCTGATTTACCAGCAGATGGACAAGGCCGAAAAACAGGCAGACAAGTTCGATAAGGTCTATCAGGAAGCTAAGACTTACTTGGATAAGGAAATCAATAAGATTTTCGATAAGTTCCAACGGGATTATGGCTTAAGTCAGGTAGATGCTAGACAAGTCTTGAAGAACATGAAAGACAAGAAAGACTTGAATGAACTTCGTAAGGTGCTTGAAGCGAGACCGAATGACCCAAATATCCAAAGGTTACTGGCTGACTTAGACAGTCCAGCTTATTCTTTTCGTATGAAGCGCCTAGAGCGTTTGAGCGATGATTTAGACCGTATGCGTGAATCTATTTATCATTCTGAGAAGACAGGCTCAGATGCCTTTTATAGCGACTTGATGAAGGATAGTTATTACAAGGCTACCTTTGACTTGCAACAGCAGACAGGGCTGGCATATGGCTTTTCTGGGCTTCCTGAGAGCGAGATTAAACATCTACAGTCTTTTAGTTGGCTAGATGACGGAAGTACCTACTCTACAGATATCTGGAAGAATACAGGAAAGCTTACTTCCAGCATAAAAGATGAACTACTCATAAGCCTCATGACAGGTCGAGATACACGAGAAACTGCACAAGCAATTGCTGAGCGGTTCAATGTGGGGCAGAACGATGCAAGGCGTTTGGTTCGGACAGAATCAGCCTTTTTTCATAACCAAATGGAACTACTCAGCTATGAAGAAGCAGACATAGAAAAGTACATCTTTGTGGCTGTCTTGGACAAGCGCACATCACGCATTTGTCAAGAGCATGACAATCAGGTCTATGATAGGGATAAGGCTGTCCCTGGTGTCAATTGTCCGCCTATGCACCCTTGGTGTAGGTCTACTACTGTCGGATACGATGAGGATGCAGACTATAGCAAGCTGAAGCGCAGAGCAAGGAATCCAGAAACAGGTAAGACCGAACTAGTACCTGCCGATATGACTTATAAAGAGTGGTATAGCAAGTATGTTGCAGAACCACGAGAACGAGAGCTAAGTGGTAGGCCGTTTGGAGTGGACCTTGATTATGTACGAAGTGATGAATTTGTTGACAAACTAAAAAATCACCCAAAGACCTCACGTATATCCGAACCTATCGCAAGAGTTTCAAGACAGATGTTGCAGCATAGAAACGGAACTCCATTTGAAGATTACTATTTGCTTAATGCAGATACAGGAAGAGTTGTTGCGCTATCAAATAAAGCCAGAAAGACAAAAGGTGTAGTTTATAATGACCAAGTTAGAAGGGCTTTTAAAGAACAATCTGAACAAAGTCTTATTTCGATTCACAATCATCCGTCTGGCTATCCTCCATCGCTCAGTGACTTTGCTTCCTTACAACAACGGAGTAAAAATAATACTGTAAAATATGGTTTGACTATAGGGCATGATGGAAGTGTTTATTGGTATTCAAGACCTAACAAAAGGATTCCACGTAGTGCACAAGAACAATATGTCAATAGAATTGATAAATTTAAAAAATTAGGGTATAATGAAAGCGTAGCACAAGAGAAAACGCTTGAAATGTTTTCTAATCTGTTTGAATTTGAATTTGGAAGGATTGATTGACATGGTTGAGAAGTATGATTATGATTGGCCAGAAGCCGAAGACGACAATCTGGATGAATTGTTAAAAAAAGCCTATGAACGAAATAAAAACAAAACCGTTGAGGAGTTAGATGACGAATGGGATGAATTTGTCAAGAGTCTAAAACTAGAATCAATTTAATTAAGGCACCTAGAGAGATCTAAGTGCTTTTCTTATGCTTAGAAAGGAGCGAGAAATGAAATACCGTAAAAAACCAGTAGTGATTGAGGCTGTACAGTTTACAGATACAGAAGAATCAATTTTGGAGTTATCAGAATTAGGATTAGATCCAGTTCGTGTTGATTATGCTGATTTGGATAATCCAGTTCTAAAAATAGAAACGCTTGAAGGATTGATGATTGCGACAGAAGGGGATTACATTATTAAAGGAGTCCAGGGCGAGTACTATCCATGTAAACCTGACATTTTTAAAGAAACATACGAAAAAGTAGAGGAGTAAGATATGTTCATCTGGGATTTAGTATCAATTTTATTGGGTTGGATTATATTTGTTGCGTTAATTTTGTTCGTAATAATTAAATTATTTGAAGTGATTTCAACAGTCATTTCAACTCTAAAAGTCGGAATTGAATACAGAAAGAAACTGAAACAATTGAAAAATAAATAACCTAACCGCATCGAAATCGAGGCGGTTTTCTTATGCCCTAACCGTATGGAATCCCGTGCGGTTTTTATATTGTCCAAACTGTACCGATGACATTAAAAGCTGTACTGTTCCGTCGCCGGACGTAAAACGAGATTATCGAGTGGCGACGTAATCGCTGGAGGACAATTATGTCAGAAGAAATCAATGCAACTGTATCTACTGAATCAACTGAGACTGTCGACACTCAAGAAAATGTTGATACAGTACAGGAAGAAAAGCACGAACGAACTTTCACTCGTGCTGAAATCGGTAAGATGCTATCTGCCGAACGCTCTAAATGGGAAGCTGAGCAAGAAGCTAAAGAGAACGAAGCTAAAAAGCTTGAGAAGATGAACGCTGATGAGAAACAGAAGTATCAGTTGGATCAGCGTGAGCAAGAACTAGCTGACCGTGAAAAGGCTATTGCTCGCAAGGAATTGACCGCAGAAGCTAAAGCAATGCTAAGTGAACGTGACTTACCTGTTGAATTAGTGAATGTGGTTGATTTGACAAGCGCAGAGACGGTATCGCAGTCTGTCGCTGTATTGCAGAAATCATGGGAACAAGCCGTGCAAAAAGGCGTACAAGAAAAGCTAAAAGGCGGAGCTCCAATGAAGCAAGCACCAGTCGATAGTGACGGTATCACAAAAGAAGAATTTGCTCGTATGGGTTATCAGAGTCGAAATGAACTCTATCAAAAGAACCCAGAACTCTATAAGAAATTGAAAGGTTAAAATAAATGACAACAGGACAAACTAAATTAGCCAATATGGTTAACCCAGAAGTAATGGCGGACATGGTTTCCGCTAAACTACCTAAATTGATTAAATTCACTCCACTTGCTTATGTGGAAACGGCACTTCAAGGCCAACCGGGTAACACTCTGACAGTTCCAGCTTGGGAGTACGCAGGAGATGCGACTGAGGTCGGAGAAGGTCAAGCTATTTCTCCAGACCAATTGACTACTAAAAAGACCACTATGACCATCAAAAAGGCTGCTAAAGGTTATGAAATTACCGATGAAGCCCTTTTGTCAGGTCTTGGCGACCCACTAGGTCAAGCGACTTACCAGCTTGGTTTGGCTATTGCCAACAAGATTGATGATGATTTGATAGCGGTGGCTAAGACTGCAACACAGCACGTTGCAGAAGCTCCAACAACAGGGGGAGCGATTGATAAAGCACTTGCTATTTTCGATGATGAAGAAGATGCAAGATATGTAGCCCTTATCAATCCGTCAGATGCTATTGCTTTGCGCGCTGACACTGTTAAAGAATGGATTTCAGGCACAGAAGTAGGAGCGAATACAGTTATTTCTGGAACCTTTGGAGAAACACGAGGTGTTCAAATTGTCCGCACCAAGAAAGTCGAAAAAGGTAAAGGCTTTATCGTCAAGGTGTCTCCTAGCCAAACTCAGACAGATGACGCCAATAAATACGGTGCATTTGTTATTATGCTAAAACGTGATGTGGCTATTGAAACAGACCGTGACATCCTTAAAAAGACAACAGTTATCACTGGTGATGAACACTACGGCGTTTACCTATACGACCCTACACGAGTTGTAAAATTCGGTGAGTAAGAGGTGGCGATATGAGCTTATTGCTACGACGTCATTATATCCAAGAGGAGCAGGCTGGCCAGTATTCTGATTTAGAGAATAAGACTCTAGAAGAGTTAAAGAATCTAGCCAAAGAAGCTGGCATAGCTGGCGCCTATAAGTTATCAAAAGCCGAAATTGTAGAGGTGTTGGAGGATTTAAAAAGTGAAATTTAAAATCAAGCAAGATTTCTATGATTGGGAATCAAATGTGAAACGACTGGCAGGCGAGGAACTTGAGATTACTGAGGAGCGCTATGCTGAGCTGGCTGACAATTTTGCTAGTAATGGTGTCGCTATCTCAGATGTTCTTGAGGAAATCCTCCCTGAACCTGAGTTTTTAGAAGAGGATTGATATGTCTATAGAGTTGCTGAAGAAATTAACAGGCGAAGAAGATACTCAGCTTCTCATGTTGCTCCAAACAAGGGCTACAAATCTTATCTTGTCAGAGACTAATCGCACATCTTTGACACCTGCTTTAAGTCTTTTAATACCTGAGGTTGCTATCGAACTCCACAACCGCTCAGGAGCGGAAGGAGAGCATTCCAGAACCGAGGGTGGTATAGCAGTAGTCTATGGAGAAAATGGCCTGTCTACGGGTCTTCTACAGCGTATACGCATGCATAGACTAGCAAGGGTGGCAGGTCATGTTTTTGAAGCAGAGTAGACTGAAACCTTATCCAATGCGACGGTTTGAAAAGACTGTCACTGAGGAGGGTGTCGCAAAAGAAGGATATGCCAAGGAAGCTGAGACAGTCCGTCTTGAATTGTGGCCAGCTAGTAGCAAGTTACAATCTGAGCTGTACGGAGAGCGTGTCAATGATATTTTGAACGCAAACGCCAACAAGTCAGCTGCTATCAAAGTGAAAGATGGTGTGTGTATCGATAGCCCGACGGAAGTGACTCATAGGGTTATCTCTAAAAAGGTCTACACACATCATCAAGTTTTGGAGTTAGAGCGTGTCAGGGCTACGAGGGGCAGATAGACTTATAGCTAAATGTAGACGGTTAGCTAGTAAAAAAACTGGCGAGGATATCGTCTTACGTGCTGTACACAATGCTGCTATAAAGGTTGTCCAAGCTGATGCAAGAAGACTTGTACCAGTGAGAGATGAAGAACTTAGAACTAGTATCAAAACTAGGGCAAAAATGGACGGAGATAAGGCTATAGGTGAAGTTTACACCAACCTGAAATATGCTCCTTACGTTGAGTTTGGAACGGGACCTAAGGGTCAGGCTAGCCATTCTGGTATCTCTCCAGAGGTCAGCGTGACTTACAAGTCGAATCCTTGGTATGTGCATGAAGACCAAATCAATGTAGGACCGTACCACTTTCAAAAAATTGGGGAGTTCTACAAGATGTATGGTCAACCTGCCCAGCCTTATCTTTATCCAGCTTTGAGAGACAATCAAGAGCGTGTGTCTAAGAATATTTCGAATTATGTCCGTAGAAAGATAAGAGAACAAATATAATGATTAATATCAAGCCTGTTATTTATAAAGAATTGCAAAAGGTCGCAGATAATGTGACTGATACTTATCCTAGCGATTGGGAAACTTTCCCAGTCGTTATTTTTTTGGAAGAACAAAATAAGCCTGGTGATTGGTTTGACGACAAGGAACAAAAATCATCTATCCGCTACAAGGTGGATATCTTTGATGATACAAGCACTAGTGAGTTAGCTGTTAAAATCAATCAGATTTTTGAGTCTTTAGGTTTGCGAAGAACCGACTGCCAAGACGTACCAGACCCGTCTCATTTGAGACATAAGGTCATGCGTTTTGAAGGTGTCGTTGACTTACACTCAGAGCTTGTTTTTCAATTTAGAATGGAGAATTAAATATGTTAGCAAACGGAATTACGCTGTCTTATGGGACAGCTAAAGGAACTTACACAAAACTTGCAGGACTTAAGGAAGTACCTGAATTTGGTATTGAACCTGAAAAGGTTGAGAATACAACCTTGGAAGATAAGGTTAAAAAATATGAATTTGGTATTGGCGATGCTGGAGAACTTGAATACAAATTCGCTTATAAGAACGACGGAGCAAATGCTCCTTATCGTATTTTGCGTAACGCAGCAGACAACAAGACAAAACTTTTCTTTGAGCAAGCCTATCCAGATGGTACTAAGGTCACATTTGAAGGTCAAGTGTCCGTTAAATTGGGCGGTGGCGGTGTCAATGCCGTTATCGAGTTCACACTCAAGATTGCATTGCAGTCTGAATTGACATTCGTTGATGGAATTGGAGGTTAATTAAATGGCGTTAAAATACACAACTTGGAAAGTTACTGACGAAAAAGAGTTGAAGCTACGTTTGACATCTCATCAAGCTGCAACTGTGGAAGAAAAAATCGGCATGAACTTGCTGAAGATTTTCATGCCTGAAGCTGGCGAAGAGTTCACTTTGCCACCTTTGAAAGTTATGCTGTTGTTAGTTCACGGCGCCTTGCAGCAGTACGAACACGGCTATTCCCTTGAGGATGTCTATGATCTATACGATGAATATGTAGACAGCGGTGGAGACCAAACAACCTTCATGACAGAGGTTTTAATGCCACTCTTTGAAGTATCGGGTTTTACTCCACGAGGAAGCAAGGGCAAGAAAGCTTCCAAGAAGAAAATGACAGTAGTCGAGTAATCTTAACGGTAACGCAGATTATTGAGAGGCTTTACCCTATGTTTTTGGACATCGGGGGTAAGCCTCTTGATTTTTGGGATTTAACGGTGCTTGAAATCAGGGAAATGATTGAAAGCTACAACCGTGTCAAAATCCAAGAGCGTAAAGAGAAGATTATTGACTCATACATACTTTCGAGAATGATAACTAATCATGTTTCCTTATTACTGTCCAATGACGCTAAGATTGCTGAGCTTTGGGAATATGCGCCTGATTTGTTTGTAGAAGAGAAACAAGCGGTAGAACAAGAACGACAAAGACAAGCACTTTTGTTGCATAAGGAACGGATGCGTGATTTTGCAGAGAGACATAATCGAAAAAGGAAGGAGGAAGTAAATGGCAACTCTTGACGAATTGAAAGTCATGATTGACGCTGAGATAGCGCCTTTCAGGAAAAAGATGAAAGAAGTCGAGAATCAGGTCAAAGGAACATCTGACCAAGTGAAAAATGCCACTGCCAAAGTTCGTGAACAGTCGAACTCAATCGGTAGTGCGTTTGGTAAGCTGGCTAAGTTTGCTGGTTTTGCAATACTTGGTAAGAAATTACTTGATGTTGGAATGTATTCAACGCAGACAGCTCTTGAAGTGTCAGCGTCTATGAACCAAATTAAGCGACAGATGGGTGAGAGTTCGCAATCTTTCTTAAAATGGGTTAACGATAACGCTAATGCCATGAATATGGGTGTGGGCGAGGCTACTAACTATGGTGCAGTCTACTCAAACTTATTTTCTGGATTTATCAAAGACACCAACAAGCTAAGCGCTTATACTGCTAAGATGTTGCAGACATCGGCAGTGGTTGCTGAAGGCTCAGGGCGCACGATTACAGACGTTATGGAGCGGATTCGCTCAGGTTTGCTAGGGAACACGGAAGCGATAGACTTTTGTCGCACCACCTAGAAATAGGCGGATTAAGAACTTACCAAAATCGGTAAAACTCTAAATTTTAAGTAATTAAAACATGACGATACCGAGGTAAACTAAGCAATTAAAAAGGCTTAGTCACCGTAGAGCATAGGGATTGAACCTGTGCTTTTTGTTTTGTCAAAAAGTACAGAATAAAATATCCCCACGAGTGGTAAGCGCCTAAACAATTCGGTTGTAGGTGAAAATATATGCCGAACTTACAAGAAATTGTAAGAAGTGTGGATAAAAAGCCATGCGATAACATGATTGAGAAGACCTAGGAATCAACGTCAATGTGGCTATGATTGAGTCCACTGAAGCCTTTAAGAAGTTCGCAAACGGGCAAAGTTGGCAACAGTTGGATTACCAAACCCAGCAACAAATCCGCCTTATGGCTATCCTGGAACAGGCTACAGCCAAGTATGGGAATACCTTGTCCAATTCTGTAAATGGACGTATCAGCCTATTTAAGTCTCTGATGAAGGACGCTGCATTGAACCTTGGTAACTCTATGTTGCCGATTATCAATGCCATTATGCCTGTCTTGAACTCTTTTGCTATGGTTTTGAAGAACGTTACTGCTAAACTCGCTGAGTTTATCGCTTTGATGTTCAACAAGAAAGCAACAGTGAAAGATGGTGTTGGTGGAGCAGTTGGAGACATGGGTAACGCCATGAAGGATGCTGCAGGCGGAGCAGGAGACCTTGCTGACGCAGTAGACGACGCTGGAGATTCAGCAGGAGGACTTGCTGATAATCTTGGAGACTCCGCCAAAAACGCTAAGAAAGCTGCTAAAGAGTTGCTAGGTCTTTTGGGATTTGATGAGATTAACATCTTGCAAAAACCAAAAGATGACGACGCAGGCGGTTCTGGAGGCGGTGGCAAAGGTGGTAAAGGAAAGGGAGGCGGTGGCGGACCTTTCAAAGACATCTTGCCAGAAGTCGAGTTGACCGACATGGACAACAAATTCAAGAGCATTTTTGATGGTCTTGGAGATAAGCTCAAAGGGTTGTTTGACCTCTTCAAAAAAGGTTTTGATGCATCCTTTAGACCAGAAGGTATTGAACGCATTAAGACCGCCTTAGACCAAATAGCTAAGACACTGGGAGAAATCGCCACTGATCCAAGAGTTGTGAATGCCTTTAACCGAATGGCTGAGAAAATCGCTTATGCTTTAGGGCAAGTGACAGGCTCAATAGCTACTATCGGTCTAGGTATCGGTGTTTTCCTTGCCGAAAGTATTGCAAATGGTCTTGGAAGGCAAAAAGAACGCATTACCAGAGCGCTAGTCGCTTTGTTTGATAATATTGGTAACATTGCAGAGGCAGTAGGAAACATCGCTCAGGCCTTTTCTAGTGCTTTCTACGACGTCATTACTTCAACTGGTGCGGTTCGTATAGGTAGTGCTATTGTGTCAACTCTATTAAGCTTGACATCTACCATTGTTGAAGTCGGTAGCAAATTAGCAGGAAGTCTGTTTAAAGGTTTTGAAAAAGTCGTTGTGACGAGCGCTCCTAAAATTTCATCGATGCTTCAAAGTCTTTTGGACATTGTGGCTCCGATATTTGAAACTATCGAAAGTGTTGTTGATAAATTTGGCGATGGATTGAGTAGTGTCTACGATGAACATGTAGCCCCTGCTATTGACTCTATTGCTAATGCTTTTAACGGACTGATTGATATTATCCAAATCCTTTGGGAGAATTCCTGGCAACCTTTTGCTGAGTTCTTGTCTAATACATTTGGTTTAAGTATTGAAGGCGTCGCTGATTTGCTAGGCGGAGCGATTTTATCAGCGCTAAAAATACTGGCTGATACAATTAAACTTGTAGCTGATGGTTTTACTGCTTTTTCTGACTGGTGCAAAGAAAATAAAGAGATTATCTCCACAATCGCTAGTGTGATTGGTACGCTTGCAACCGTGTGGCAAGGAATTAAGTTCTTGTCTTGGGCTGAACAGGCTGGAGGACTTGCAGGGGCATTCGAATTATTAAGTGGCAAAGTTTCATTTATTGTTAGCGGAATTAAAAATCTTGGGCTAGCTTTGAAAGCTTTAACATTTGATAAATTGGTCAGCTTCGGAGAAACCATCTATTTGAATGCGTTGTATGCGAAAGACTTTGTGGTCAATTCAGGGAAATTGATTGTAGAGTTAGGAAAAACCGCTCTAGAACTTGGTAAATCAGCTCTAGCATGGGGTGTTCATGCAGCACAAATGGGACTTGCAGCAGCGGCAGAGATCGCTCAATCGATTGCAGCAGGAGTTGCAGCAGCTGCAACATGGGCACTCAATGGAGCCATTGCGGTATTGACCAGCCCGATAACTTTGGTTATTGCAGCAATAGCAGCTTTAATTGGTATCGGTGTCTTACTCTACCAAAACTGGGACACTGTTGTTGAGTTTGCTAAAACTGCATGGCAAGGACTATGTGATTTTATCAGTGGTATTTGTCAAACGATTGGCGAATTTTTCAGCGGTCTATGGACGAAACTACAAGAAATCTTTGAGCCGATAGGTCAATGGTTTAGCGAGAAGTTCCAGCAAGCGTGGGATGCCATTGTGAACATATTCTCTGGTATCGGAGAGTGGTTCTCTGGTGTATTCCAAGGCGCGTGGGATGCTATCGTTAATATCTTCACGCCAATCGGCTCATGGTTCGGACAACGTTGGGCAGATGTTACTAGTGCTTTGGCTAATATCGGGGCATGGTTTACTGACATGTTCCAAAAAGCATGGACTGGTCTAACAAACATCTTTAGCAAACTAGGTTCTTGGTTTGGCGAAAGATGGAACGATGTTACAAGTGCGCTTTCCAGCGTTTCAAACTGGTTTGGTGAGATGTTCACTAATGCTTACAACGCTGTAAAAGATGCTTTTAGTTCTATCGGTGACTTCTTTAGTGGCGTTTGGGATACTGTTAAAAGTATCTTCGTTAATGCTGGTCAAATGGTCGGTGAGGCAGTAGGTGGAGCATTTAAGAGTGCTGTTAATGCGGTTCTTGACACTATTGAGAATGTGGTTAATGGATTTATCGGCATGATTAATGGTGTTTTAGATGTTGTCAGAAACTTACCTGGTCTCGGATGGATTGGGAGTGTAAGTACAGTCAGTCTCCCTCGTCTTGCCCGTGGTGGTATCGTTGATAGTCCAACGATCGCCATGATTGGTGAAGCAGGTAAAGAAGCGGTCGTACCACTTGAAAACACAGGATTTATCCAAACGCTAGGACGAGTTGTCAGCAGTGCGGTAGTAAATGCCATGGCTGGTGTTGGTCCGCAAGGTGGATTTTCTGGCGATGGCGACATCGTTATCCAAATCGCAGGTCATGAGTTCGGACGGGTAGCAATCCAAGAAATCAACAAAGAACACGAACGAGCAGGTCAAACCTTGCTCAAGATTTAGGAGGTTAAATGGCACAATTGACAATCAATGGGGTGGCTGTGAAGCCTCCCAAATCTTTTCAAGTCGGTATTCAGGATATCGACGGAGAAACAGGGCGTAATGCCAATGGCGACATGGTGCGTGACCGTATCACGACTAAGCGCAAACTAGACTGTGAATGGGGCATGCTGACTCAGGAAGAAATGAGTCAGCTTTTAAATGCCGTGTCAGCAGTCTTTTTTGAGGTTTCTTACCCTGACCCTGTTAAAGGTCAGACGACTGGAACTTTCTATGTCGGTGATAGGACAGCTCCAAGCTATACCTTTACCGAGAAGTTCAAGCCTTGGTCTGGCGCTAAATTTAATCTAGTAGAGAGGTAAGAAAATGGACGCTTTAACCAGACGACAATTTGACAGAGCCATGTTTGCTAAGGACAGGACGCTGGCTATTCGTGTTGGTGATTATGCTTCACGGGATATCAAAGAGGCTAGTTTTGAGTATGGCTACATTAAGGGCGATACATACAAACCTGGTGGAACGTGTGCTGGTAGCGGTAAGATTACCTTTACCAGTATCATTACCACGTTCAATAAGCTGGATATCCTACACCCTGAGATTGGTCTACTGGTTGGGGATACCTACCAGTGGGTCAAGATGGGAGAATACTTCATCAATGACATTGAGATTGACCGAAACCGCAACACAACCACGCTGGAGCTCATGGACGGTATGTTTAAGCTCAATCGTGAGTATGTGACGGATTTGCGTTTCCCAGCTGAGGTACGAGAGGTTATTCAGGAAGTCTGCCTAAAAACTGGCATTGAGTTAGCGAATGACTATTTCGGAATCAGTGCTATGCGTTACCATGTCGAGCAAGTTCCTGAGGGCAAGAAACTTTCCTTTAGGGATATGTTAAGCTCCATGACTCAGATGATTGGGATGTCTTGCTTCTTCAACCGAGAAGGCAAGATGGAAATCCGTGATTTAACTGAGTCAAATATCACGATCAACGCAGATAGTTATTTCTTGCATGGCTTGACCAAGAGTGAAATTGAGTATCAGATAGCTGGTATCACTTGTAAGACAGATAAGAAGTCTCTGACGGTCGGTATGAAGACAGGTCGGTCTTTGGAACTGGATAATGTCTTTATGACTCAGAGCGCTTTAAATGACCTTTATTATAAGCTGAAAAACCTAACTTACTACCCGTATAATCTAAACTATCAAGGGCATTTGTTGCTTGAGGTTGGGCAGTGGGTGACCATTCAGACCAATAAGAAAGAAACATTTAAAGTTCCTGTGTTAAGTCAGAGTTTTACTTTCAAAGGCGGTCTGAGAGGTCGTATCAGCGCAGATAGTAAGGCTGGAAACGATACTCAATATTCTTACGAGGGGACGATTACCAAGCAGATTAAGCAACAAGATGGCATTGAAGCGAAAATCCAAGCGCAGATAGAAGCAGCAGACGCAGCCTTTGAAGCAGAGTTTGAGAAACATAAAAAAGCGATTGATGACGCAATCGAAAAATACAAAGCAAATGCTGAAGAAATGGGAGCCAAAATCCACGAAGAAATGGAAAAAGAGCGTCCTGAGTTCGTGAAGCGGATTCGTGAGGAGTTGATGAGTGGTGCAGACTCAATCGCTGAATTGAGCAAGAAACTGGAACAGGTCAGTGAAACTGCAAGAGTCAATGCTAGTCTGATTGGTGGGGACGGAAATACTCAGTACAATAAGAACCGTCTCAACGGTGGCACGGCTAAGAAAATTAGTTATGGAACGGATTTCGTGGAAGTCGGGCACAACGGAGAAGGTTTTGAACTTGGTAAGAAATACGTTATCAGCTGGTCAGCAACCTGCACGCCGTACGGTAAGACAGATGCGACTGTGGTGGTGAATAAGACACCGTTTTATGGTGGCCACGTTCATTTAGCGCCTGCTAATTCGGTCATGCCAGCGATTGATAAAGACCTGACCCAGAAAGAGGAGCAGGTCTTGGCAGTCTACTACGGTGCCTATCATCTAACCTTCTCAGGGGACTGGTATCAGAATGTAGAGCAGTCTTTGACGATTGACAATCAGACAAGACGGATTGAACTAGCGCCAGTCTACAAGACGGTTGCAGACGGGCAAAATGCAAGATATGAGGGAAGTTGGAGTGAGAACCCAACTTTTATTTTTGATGGAGGTAGAACATGACGGAAACAACGCCTGAAGTAGTACCTATCAGGGTACGACATAAACGGATGCCAGCTAGTGAGTGGGCAAGAAGTGACTTTGTGTTGTATGACGGAGAGTTGGGTATCGAAAGCGATACAGGCATGGTCAAGGTCGGAAATGGCCGTGACCGTTTCTCAGCCTTGCAATATCTGACGGGACCGAAAGGTGACCGTGGAGAAACGGGACCAGCAGGCCCCAGAGGTGCGGACGGTGTTATGCGATTCGAGAACCTGACAAGCCAACAGAGAGAGGGCTTACGTGGCGAAAATGGCCATAGCTTAAATGCGAATGTCCGTATCGAGGGAAGTTACAGAAACGGTGCGACTAGTCAGTTGAATTTGATCGCGGACGTCTACTATGACGGAACACGGTTAACCAGTGGCTATACTGTTGATTATTACTACAGAGGTTTTGGGAATAACAACTGGCGAAGTTTGCAGAGCCAAACGCCTGATGCAAATGGAAAGTTTGGCCAGTGGAATGCTTCTCAGCGTTCAGGAGGCTGGTTTGAGGTCTACATCGTTGTAACGCACAACGGCATTAAAGCAGCTGCTAGCACACGGCTTGACAATGTTAGTGACGGTGCAAGGGGGGCGAATGGTGCAACGGGTCCAGCAGGACCAGAAGGCCCCAGAGGTGCGGATGGAGCTAGGGGCGCAGACGGAGCGCCTGGTCAAAATATCATCAACCAGAACGGCGGGCAACCAATGAAATATTGGTCTGGTACAAGGTCTCAATATGACGCGATTGCCAACAAGGATAGTAACACTATCTACGATATTTTTAGTCAATAGGAGGTAGTATGGCTAGAGAAGGAATTTACGTGAGTGGCAAGGAAGTTGTTGAAAGATATATAGGAGATAAGCTAATCTGGAAAAAATACAGATTTCGAATTGTAAATGCTTTGTCATTGACTATATCAAATATTAACTATCAGTCAGCTGCTTTAGATTGCCGTACTCGATTCTTGTACCGATATGAAGGATTAAAATCAGGGTACTACTATTTGAGAATAGAAGAAAAGTTTGTTAAGGTATATGCTTATAATTTATCAACACCTAGGCCATCTTTTATGTTTTTACTAGGTCAAAACGAAGATGCAGGAGTAGATGAATCAAGCAAGCGTCAAGCTTTATCGGATTTGACACGACACTGGTTTAGAGATGATTATAAAGATATTGTTTTATATGACAGAATGAGGTAACACATGGACATAACCATTCAAAACGTTCGTTCGCCTGCTCTTGAGCATAACGAACGGTATTACAAAGTCTTTCAACCACGGACACGAGATGAACTGCTGAAACTGCACCACATGGGTTGTGTGGGAGACACGGTGCTGACGGATATCCAACTGGAGCAAGGAGATTTTCCGACTAGCTTTGTGGAGCCTACTGTCACACAACGCACCTTGTCAGGTCTCTTCAAGGATATGCGTTCTATTGAACTGGAATTGAGAGACCCAAACAGCACCCTGTGGGGCAAAATCCAGCAGAACAATCAAGGGGCGCTGACTCAGTTCTTTGATACGAATGTAAAGAGCGCTATCGCTCAGACTGCTAAGGAAATCAGGCAGGAAGTGCGAGACGCTGCTAACAGTGCTAGGGTACAAGTTACGCCTGAAGGTGTGACCATCGGCTCTACTACCTTAACGGGTGAGCAGTTAGCCTCTACCATTTCGACCAGTTCGAAAGGTGTGGACATCATCGCTCCGAAAGTCAGAGTGAAGTCTGACATGATTGTGGATGGTGCGGTCACTGCTGGGAAGTTAGCAGCTGGCTCTGTGACTGCCGAAAACATCCAAACTGGGGCTATCACAGGCGATAAAATCAGCGTAGATGATGCCTTGATTCGAAATCTGACCGCTAGAGATGCCTTGATTGACAAGCTTACATCCAAGCAAATCTTCACAACCAAGATTGAATCTGTTGTATCTAGCTCAACCTTCCTTGAAGCTTATCAAGGGAAAATCGGTGGTTTCACGCTTGGACAATTCGACCAAGGTGGTGGTCGCTGGATTTCTGGTGTGAATAAATTCGCAGTTGGAATGGGGAATGGAGAAGGTTACGGGACTAAGACAGCTTTCTGGGCTAATTGGGGCAATAACTGGAACCAAGCAGGACCGAACTCTTGGCATGTGGACACAGATGGGCAGATGTATTGTAAGAATACAGTTAGTTTTTATGGGAAAGTTGACTTTTCTGGCTCTACAAACGTTAATTTCTACAGCAAGATTAATGCTAATAAAGGTATCTGGACAGGAAATGCAGATATTTATGGTGCTGGGTCAAATCCAGCCGGCGGAGAGAATGCCGTCGTCTGGTGGAATCAAATCACTACAGCAAAATGGAGAGGCTATGCAGGTATTACTTCGAGTTCAGATAGGCGCTTGAAAGAAAATATTAAAGAGAGTCCAGTTAATGCTTTGGATAAAATCCAAGCATTGAACATGGTCTCTTTTGATTTCATCGAGAGCCAAAAACATGAAGAGGTTGGTTTGATTGCGCAGGAAGCACAGAACGTAGTACCTGAAGCAATTGAAATAGATGAAGCAACATCTTATCTGTCTATCAACTATTCAAAATTCGTCCCCTACTTGCTGAAAGCTGTCCAAGAACTAGACCAGAAAATTAAAGAAATGGAGAACACACATGGATAACAACACAATCGACAAGCTAGTCGCTGAGTCGCTCGCTAACCGCTTGAAAGAAGGCGAATTGAATAGTGCGCATTTAGAGGCATACTATACGCTGACTTTGGCCGAATTACAGGCTTTTAAAGCGGTGCTGGAATATGACTCAGCACTTAAAGAACTATTTGACGAAACACAAGCAAAAATGAAAGGAACTAACGCATGACTTACAAATTAACAGGAAGCCCGATTTTAAAGGGGGAGAAGAATGTCACAATCGTAACGATTGAGAAAGAAGAACCTGGGCGCTACAGCTATGAGCGTGTGGAATTGCCAGGCAATCGCACGCATGATAATGAAGATGTTTTGGTTCAAGCAGCGCTAGACCATATCCGTACTGAGTTAGACCCAACTAGCGCCATCGTCAAAAACCAAGAACAATTGGCTAAAACGACGGAAGCGCTGGAGAAAGCCAACCAACTCATGGAAGGCATGCAGAAGGTCAATCTCCAGAATGCTCAGGATATTGAGGATATCTTAGCGCGATTGGAAGAGCTGGAAGCTCAAGGAGAGCCTGACCGGGTGGAGAAAGAGGAGACAGATGAGAACGTCCCTCAGGTTACGGACACAGAAAACCAAGCTGATGAACCAGCACCAGTTCAACCAACTACTGAACAACCAGTAGCAGAAGCACCTACACAACCAACCCCAGCGGTAGAAGATACAAAAGAAAGCGAGAAAGAAGATGACATTTCTGAAACGACAAACCAAGAGAGCCCTAGTGAAGACAATGGAGGTAGCAGCAATGAGTAAAATTACACTAGATCAAGCAAAAATCGACATGTACATCAACCTACTGGAACGTGAAGCAGTTGATTTTTCGTGGGTACATAAACGCTGGAAAGACCGTGTGCGTAAGGAATTGAAGCGACGTGGTTTGAGCCATCTGGCAGACTAGCGAGGTGCTTATGACAGAGATTGAGCACTTATTGATTCGGTTTCTCTTTTCTCTGATTCCTGTGGTTGTCTTGTACTTTTCCATGAAGGACAGGGCAACCAAGCAGGAAAATCGCATTACAGCCATAGAAAAAGACATTGAGAACTTACGCGAATTTCGAATGTCGGCTAACAAAAGACTGGATAACCATGACGAACAAAACAAGGCTATTCTGGTGCTGGCTGAACAGGTCAAATCGCTAGGCGAGGATGTGAGAGAACTGAAAAACTTGATACAAAGTAAACAGTAAAGAAAGAGGTGCAGAATGGTCTGTAATCTCAATATGACCAATTTGCGGCAGATTGACGGTGGTCACCTGATTAAGCAAGGGGACCTGGCTTCCACCTTTGGTTTTGCCCTCTTAGACGAAGACTATCAAGTCATCTCCTCTCTGGAAGGGGAGGAGGCACTGATCAGTCTGACCAAGGAGGGCTACCAGTGGAAGAAGCAGGTAGCTGTTACCAGTCAAGGTGTGAGTTTTCATCTGGACGCTATCTTGCCCATTGGGAGTTATCGCTTGGAAATCACGGCTGGAGGCTATGTTTTCCCCAGTGATAAATCTGTCCATATCAAGATAGTCGCCTCAGATAAGGAATTGGTCACAGAAGAAGTCCATGCTTTAAAAGAGCTGGACATCGCAAAAGAAGTCGAAAAACAGCTTGCAGGTAGAACTGTAGGCGAGAACCCAGTAGGTCAGGAATTGCCAGACCTACTCTTTTATTACAATTTAGGAAAGGTGTAACACAAAATGGATACTACAAAATTAACAGCATTTGCGCAGGCAGTGGGGGAAGATAACAAAAAGGTAAACGAAGAGCTGAAAACGAAAGTCAGCACGTCTGCCATGAATCAGGCAATCGCCCAAGCTAAATCTGAAGTTAAGGCTGAAATCTTGGGTGAGGGAACGCCTGAAAATCTTGACACACTGAAAGAAATCGCGGAAAAAATCACAAGTATGGGACAAGATGAAAATAGCGCACTTCTTGGCAAAGTAACTGAAGTCAGCGGACGTGTAGACCAGATTGCCAATGTTGACTTGGTCGCAACCTATAACGCAGCGAAAGCGTGAGTGCTATGAGTAACCTTGAAAATCTAGCAACAGCTATTGGTAGGGATGTCAAGGCGATCAAAGAAGACTCAGAGCTAAAGGATAGGGAGGTTCAGGGAAGGCTGGACTCCCTTGAGAGTAGACCGAGAGTCAATCCAGAAATCCTCGTTACAAAAGCGGAACTGGAAGAGAAAGGCTACTTGACCTCCCACCAAGACTTATCTACTTATGCCCAAAAATGGGAGTTGTACAATGATATCCCAATCAAGGCTAGGATTTCCGCCTTGGAAAATCGTCCATCATTTGACAATCTGACCTCCAGCCAGAGAGAAAGCTTAAAAGGGGAAAATGGGCATAATTTGAATGCCAGCGTTCGTATTGAGGGCTCTTATAAGAATGGCTCTACTAGCCAATTGAATCTGTTTGCGGATGTATTCTACGATGGCGAAGCAGTCACGAGTGGCTATACTCTTGATTATTACTATCGTGGTTTTGGCAATAACAGCTGGGGTGTTTTGAGAAATCAAACGCCTGATGCAAATGGTAAATTTGGTCAGTGGAACGCTTCTCAGCGCTCTGGTGGCTGGTTCGAAGTCCGCATTGAAGTGAATTACAGAGGATTGAGAGCCTCTGCTTTTACCCATTTGGATAATGTCAACGATGGCGAACGAGGCGCAACGGGGGCGCCTGGTCAGAACATTGTCAATCAGAACGGTTCGCAAGCGCTCAACTATTGGGCAGGAACACAAGCGCAGTACGATGCCCTTCCAACCAAAGACCCTAACACGATTTACGATATTTTTAAGTAGGTGAAGCTATGAGAGATAGAGTAAGAATCATGTTAGGAAGTAGAGAGATTGTCAAGCGCTATATTGGCGATAGGTTGGTGTGGGAGAGTTTGAAAAGTGTTACCATAAAAGATGTGACTCTCCATTTTTATGAAGATTATAGTATTTGGGTATCTAATAGAGATATAAACACAACTCTTGAAAATAAGAAAATAACAAAAGTAAGAATAGGTGCTAGCGAATTCCCGTTAATCACGACAGATTCGCCGTATATTTCTAATAGTTCATACATTTTTAATTTGAGTAGCGAAACAATCGAAAACTTCAAACGTGTAGGAGTCACAACAGGCTTTATTCACCGTGATATCATATTCTACTATGAATAGAAAGGAAAAAACACATGACACAATTTAACGAACTTATCATTGCCTTTGCGACAGGATTTTTAGCAGTAGCAGTAGGCGGTATTGTAAAAGCAGTAAAAGATTATCTTTTGCGAAAAGGCGGAGAAAAAGCGGTTATTATCGCTGAAATTCTAGCCAAGAACGCAGTTCATGCCGTGGAGCAGGTAGCTCAAGAGACAGGCTTTAAAGGTGATGAAAAATTGGCACAGGCTCGCGCTAAAATTCGTGCAGAGCTGACCAAATATAACATCAGCATGACTGACAAGGACTTGGATACCTTTGTAGAGTCCGCAGTGAAGCAGATGAATGACGCTTGGAAAGGACAAGAGTAATGGATATCGATACAAGCAGACTACGTACAGGCTTGCCCCAGGTTGGGGTGCAGCCTTACCGACAAGTACATGCTCACTCAACAGGCAACCGCAACTCAAGCGCTCAGAATGAGGCGGACTACCACTATAGAAAGGACCCTGAACTTGGTTTCTTCTCTCACGTTGTTGGGAATGGCCGTGTCATGCAAGTAGGCCCTGTAAACAATGGCTCATGGGATGTTGGTGGCGGTTGGAATGCTGAGACCTATGCAGCAGTTGAACTGATTGAAAGTCATTCAACTAAAGAAGAGTTCATGGAAGATTACCGTCTGTATATCGAATTGCTACGTAATCTAGCAGATGAAGCAGGTTTGCCAAAAACGCTTGATACAGACGACTTGGCAGGTATCAAAACGCATGAATACTGTACCAATAACCAGCCTAACAACAACTCAGACCACATTGACCCTTATCCATATCTAGCTAAATGGGGTATCAGCCGTGAGCAATTCAAAAAAGATATTGAAGGTGGCTTGACAATTGAAGTAGGCTGGCAGAAAAACGATACTGGCTACTGGTACGTACACTCAGATGGCTCTTATCCAAAAGATAAGTTTGAGAAAGTCAACGGAACCTGGTACTACTTTGACGGGTCAGGATATATGCTTGCAGATCGCTGGAAGCAGCACACTGACGGTAATTGGCACTGGTTTGACCAATCTGGCGAAATGACCACAGGATGGAAGAAAATCGCTGAGAAGTGGTATTATTTCGACACAGAGGGTGCTATGAAGACAGGTTGGGTCAAGTATAAGGATACCTGGTATTACCTTGACGGTAAAGAAGGGACGATGGTATCAAACGCCTTTATCCAGTCTGCGGACGGAACAGGCTGGTACTACCTCAAACCAGACGGAACGATGGCAAACAAGCCAGAATTCACAGTAGAGCCAGAAGGCTTGATTACAGTTAAATAAATAGAAAGGAAACTTTCTAAAATGTTCTTTCACCGCAGGCTCAGGCTTGCGGTTTTTTTTGTTTGCTCTGAAATTGACTTGTTGACATCAACAAATAGCTTTACAAAGCGCTTGGTTGTCAATTTTGTTGACGTTAACAAAATTAGAGTTTGTATTTCTATTTTGCAAAAACACGCATTTTGAACGATTAGAAATCAAAATCTAAATCCTATTGTTCAAAAAAGCGTTTTCTTGAAGAATAGGGAGGAGTAATGGCAGGGTATTATTGTCAAAAACGGTGTTTTGTTAAAAATAAAAAAACAGTGACCGAAATCACTGCTTATCAGCTATAGCAAATTCATAGAGCTTTTCTGCCGTTAGAAGCGCCATTTTATCCATGCTTGTTTTTCCTTTTCTGAGGTCAGAAACAGTAGTCCAAGGAACTCCAGCGCCTTGCGAAATAGCAGATGTAGACATCGAACTGTCTAACAATTCTTGGATAACTTTTCTCATATTATTTGTCCTTTTTATTTTTTAGATAAATGTATACATTGATGGCAATTATAAAAATAGCTATTGCACTAACCATTGCTTTTCCTCTTTTCATTTGATAAAATAGAGGTGTGAGGGGCTTTCGCCCCCACCTCTTAGCGTTTACCTTTTCTTTTGCCGGAATTTGGGTTTACGCTTTTTGTTTTGCCTTGCAACTGTTATTGCAGTCACTAGACTTGCGATAGCAGTTACTGTTTCAGGAATATTGTCTATTGCCTTTTCAAGTAACCTAAGCCAATCTTCTTTGTTCAACTTCATCACCCCCTTTCCTTATCTTGATTATATTATATCACGGTATACCGAGAAAGTCAAGAGTTTTGATGGAGTTTTTTTATTTTATTTTTAAAAAAAAGACCGTGAGTAATCACAGTTTTCTATTTGTAAACTATTGAACTTTAAGTTGGAACCTTCTCAACTATACGGGCAAAGATGATTGTAAAAATGAATACGATGATGAATACGATTTAAAAAAATGATAGCAATTAACGAAAATGATTTTACAGAAAAATAAGCCAAAAACTCAACTATTGAAAAGCAATGACAACTATTTGTAAACGTTTTTCACTTATGGTATAATAAGCATTGTATTTATTGTATATGAATCTGGAGAAAAAATCAAAGATATTTTTGAAGGATAATATGAGAACAAGGGAGAATTTATGACCTTAGAATGGGAAGAATTTCTAGATCCTTACATTCAAGCTGTTGGTGAGTTAAAGATTAAACTACGTGGTATTCGTAAGCAATATCGTAAGCAAAATAAGCATTCTCCTATTGAGTTTGTGACGGGTCGAGTCAAGCCAATTGAGAGCATCAAGGAAAAAATGGCTCGTCGTGGCATTACTTATGCGACCTTGGAACACGATCTGCAAGATATTGCCGGCTTGCGTGTGATGGTCCAGTTTGTAGATGACGTCAAGGAAGTAGTGGAAATTTTGCACAAGCGTCAGGACATGCGAATCATACAGGAGAGAGATTACATTACTCATCGAAAAGCATCAGGCTACCGTTCCTATCACGTGGTAGTAGAATATACGGTTGATACTATCAATGGTGCCAAGACTATTTTGGCGGAAATTCAAATACGTACTTTAGCCATGAATTTCTGGGCAACGATAGAACATTCTCTCAACTACAAGTACCAAGGGGATTTCCCAGAGGAGATAAAGAAGCGACTGGAAATTACAGCTAGAATCGCCCATCAGTTGGATGAAGAAATGGGTAAAATTCGAGATGATATCCAAGAAGCTCAGGCTCTTTTTGATCCCTTGAGTAGAAAATTAAATGACGGTGTAGGAAATAGTGACGATACAGATGAAGAATACAGGTAA